CGCAGTGGGGTAGATGTCGAGGGTCTGTCGAGTAGCGACTCCAGTCCGCATTAGCCGACGCGCTTCCACATGTACACGGCGATGTACGGTGGGAGGTTGGGGTGCGGCTCGTTGTCACCACTCAAGCCAACCTTCACGTTCGCGTTGCCAATCTCGGTACTCTTCATCGACGTGCCCGAGGAGACCCATCCAGAGGGAGGTGCGACAACCTGCGTATTATCGCTGTCTGACGGCATACTGCTCGGGTGGATGTGCCCGTCGTCCCAACCCGGGTGGCCGTGTCGCGCTAGCTGCGCTTCAGTCAGCACGACCGTCTTGGCTCCTCCCACTTGCTCCGGTGATGCCAACTCCCCTTCTCCCTCGCTCACACCTACGAGCATCCGTCCCTGTCCGAACCGGGCCCACGCTCCGTAGCCGAGCAACGTGGTCGGGCTGGTTGCCACCACACTGAGGAACACGGCACCGATGGGGAAGGCCTCTCCTCCCCCTCCTCCACCTCCCACTCCCGACGTACCCCCGTTGAACGTCGCGAGACCGTTGAACACAACGGGAGTATTGAACACAACAGGCTGAGGCCCGTTAAAGGTCGCCTGCCCTGTATCGAAGGTCGTGTTCCCGTGGAAGAACGAGTTTGAGTACGCAGACAGGCCCCCCAAGAAGGTGGCCGAGGTGTCAAACGTCGTGGCGCCGACGAAGTGTGTAGTCGAGACGAAGGTAACGGGGTTGTTGAACGTATCCGATCCACCACCCCCTCCACCTGCCCCCACCACGAGACCGGTCTTCGACACGGTCAGGATGGGGGCCCCGTTGATCGTCATGTGGATGAGGTGGCTGTCCTCTGCAGACGCCACATCCGTGATGTCCATCCGCAGCCCGTCGAAGTGGACACCCGGCCCATTCCAGGTCTGACTTAGCGCGATCAGCCCGCCCCCGCTGGACATAGTGTTTCCGCCACCCGTGAGCGCCGTGACATTTGGCCCAGGCGTGAGGGAGACGTGACGGTGCTTCCCATCGTTCACGAGGTCCACGTTCCAGAAGTGCTCCACGTCCGCCCGTTCCCGGACGTCCAGCTTGAACTTCCGGATCTCGTCATCCCCCGCGCTAATGAGGTCCGTGCCCTTGGGACTGGTCTCGTTCCACTGATTGGTTGCTGCCATCGCGTTACCTGAACTTCACCTGCACACCGGTCAGTCGGTCGTTCTTCTTCTGCTCCCGCAGTGGGAACCGCATCCCGCTCACGTGCATCCCGATCTCCTGGCCTACGGCGCCGGCTTCCTCCAAATCGCGGAGCGCCGTGAGCCCGATCTTCGTGGCCCACATCACCACCAAGATGTCGTAATTCTCCTCATAGGGCAACACGGCCGCTCCGGCCCAGCGGACAGGCCGCTCCACGTAGTACAGCCGGATCACCTTGTCCTCTTCAGCCACACTGTTGAAGAAGAAGGCGTTGCCCCACGTGTAGAATCGAGTGGGCGTGGTGGTCTGCTTGTCCGTGGCCTCGATCAGGTCCCTGTCACCCATCGTCACGGGCCTTCCATCCGTCACGTTGTACAACCACTCGGGCCACCACATACTCGTGGGCTCCACGAAGGTGTCCGATCCGGCAAGCAACGGGATCTCCACCGTCCGCTGGAGCACCCGATGATCGTAGTGCATCCCGCACTTGTACATCGCGTCGTTCAGCCACTGTTCCCGCAACGGGTCGACCGCGTCAGACCGGTTGCCCAGACGTAGGAGGAGCTCCGCCGAGGCGTCCGCAAACGTTCGCCGTGCCATTACAGATCCTCCACCACTTCAGGAAGGGGATCGATGGGCTGCTCGAGAGGAAGGGTCAACCTCGTCCGCGGCGGGCCAGCACCAGGCTCATCGACACAGCCCATCGTCTCCGGGCCTCGGCACACAACGAGGCCGTTCTGTACAAGCACCTTCCTCCGAGGATAATCCAGGCCACAGCGGCCGCAGGTATACCACTCCTCACCGAAGACCCGATTCGTCTGCCTTGTATCAAGCACTTACGTGAGCCTCAGATTGAGTACACCGGTCTGGTTAAGAAACCAGATGAGGCAGATCAGGATCACGACGACCATGATCACTGTGGCGATCGGGTTAGGGACGCCGAACGCCGTGGTCAGGCTCCGGGTGGCCCAGATCAGGACGCAGATTACGAGGACGACGGCGAGGATCGTTAGAACCGGCATCACACACCTCCGTGACGGCTGGTCACGTTACCCCCCACCAAGTTAACGGAGAAGGACGAGGACTTGGCCCCCTGCGGGCATCGAAGTGACGACCATCCCGCGGCAGGCGTAGTGGTTCCCCTGGAGGAAGTCCACCTCGTCCACCGTGTTCTTCGTCCGGTAGTGGAAGATCACGTCTCCCGCCCCGTCCGTGATGGTCAACGCGTCTCCTGCCACTCCAGCGTTGGTCTGCAGCACGACGCTCCGACAATGCACGACAGGGTCATACCGGTCCCCAGTTGCGTTGAAGATGAGTGACCGAGACTTTATCAAGGTTGCCATCTATCATCCTTTCCAGCGCTGCCAGCGCGGATTCAGAGGTTGCTCAAGTAAACTCACTGCGCCAGCGCTTTGCGTGGAGTCGAAACTCCGCAGCTGCCTGCGAGTTCCCACTTCGTGCAAGCCCCGCGAGATACAGGAGTAGCTTCCACAAGACAGCTTTACGCTGCTCCCTGTCTTGTGGAAGCACCCTACTTACCTCAGTGAACGAAGCTGCCCAGGCTGTAGATCGTCACACCCGTCGGCGTGACCACTGCGCTGAATTGCCGCGTGTTGTTCTGCACCAAGGACATCGTGCCACTGAGCGTTAAACCGGCTGCCGTTCCGAAGTTGATGGTCTCCGCAGCATCCGCCGTGTTTCGAATGCTGAAGTTGAACGACATACCGGGGGTAGGCGTGACCCCGAGTGCGGCCGTCAACGCTGCAGTGATGTCAGCGGCCGGCGGGAACAGATCGTTCCTTGACGCACCATTGGGGTCTCTGAGGATCAGTCCACCCAGGAGCTGCTGCGCGGTATACGTGACCACTCCCGCCGTCGCTATCACGGAGGGAGAAGTGAAGGTCATGACACCCGGCGCTTCGGTCGTGACAATCGAGCCGAAGGTTGTTGAACCCATTGCTTAACCTCCGCTCGATCCGTACACTCCGCGCCACTCGCTGAAGCCCCGGCTGTACCTCGAGAAGGTCTTGAACATGGCGTCCCCGGTCAGGAAATCGTCGGCGTTGCCGTACTCCGGCCGCGTCCTCCACCAGAACTTCATGTCGTGACCGCCCCGAGCCTTGCGCTGCCGCTTCGGTGCCACAAGGAACCACTGGTCCGGGTCCGTGAAGTAGCGGACCAGCTGGTAGTTCCTGTCTCCCGACTTGACCACGTTGACCTCGTTGTTCGCCGTGTAGGGCTTGAACTCGGACTCCATGATCTCTCTGGCCACCCACTCGAATGAGGGGTCCAGGAGTACGGTCGTGGGTTCCACGTTCACAGGCCTGCCCCGATCATCCACGAGGGTCTTGAAGTGGTCCAGGGCCGCCTGGTATGCAGTGAAGCTGAAATCCACGTCCACGAGTGGCCGGTTGGCGATGGTCCCTCCCCCGTCGAGGCGGGGATGTGCCGTGTGGCACAGGGCCAGTCCGTCTTGGCCAGCGAACGCCGGGTTGAAGGCGTTGTTCAACACGGACCACGCATCGATCTCGATCTTGTACGCGGCGCTCCTCGCAAGCTCCGCGCTCATGTCGTTCATGATGTCGTAGAGGTCGTCGTCGAACATCTCCCGCGTGATGCGGAAGCCGAGGCCGTAGCTGGAGTGCGTGTAGCGGACGATCGCACCCTTCACGGGGTCGTCAAACGTGGTCGCGGTGCCTTCCGGCTTGCTGACCATCGATCCGAGCCCCGCCATCTTGAAGTCCTCTTCATACGCCCGTTTGCTGTCGCGGACGTTGAAGATGGGGACCCACGAGGGAGGAGTCGCTTCCATCTCGTTGAACATGACCTCGTAGAGGCCAGGGGCGAGGAGCTCGGAGAATCCACCTGATGTGACTGCCATTCAGATTCTCCTTCCTACAATCCAGTGTTACCCTGCCACTGGCTGATCTGCCAATGGAAGAGCACATGTGGCCTGATGTCGGTGAACAACATGTTGTCTCCGTCCCAGTACTGCCAGATGACCACGATGTCGTCCGTGACGTCGGCCGCGTCCACGTACCAGATTCCAAGCGGAGCGACTACGGCTGCACTCTTGGCGATCCCGTGAGCCATGCCCCGCTTGGCCAGCGTACCCACGCCGGTCCCCTCGGCCGCGCTGGTGTCGAGGTACCCTCGGAAGAGGACCCCTGGAGCGCAGAGCTCCACGATCTGTTCCACGGCGCCCTCGCCGACTGTGTTCTTTCCATCCGCCGTCGCGACGCCCATGTAGACTGCGGGATCCGCCCCGCACTCCGTGAGCATACCGTCTGCTCCCACGAAGCAGACAGCACCCTTCTTGAAGGTCTCCGTTGCCCCCTCGGGCCATGCGTGCCGAGGGAGTGGAGTCCCGAAGATCGTCTTGACGGCACGCATCGGGATTTTCGGTTGCGTTGCCATTCAGCCTCCTACCTTCACTTCTTCGAGTCTTCGTCGAACGAGGAATCGCTCGACGTCTCGTACACTACTTGCTTGGGTACACCCTTCAAGCCCGCAGCCCTCATGAGCCGTTGAGCATTCTCATTGTTCTGCGCAACCATGGTGTCGAAGGAGGCTTTCTGCCGCTCTCGTGCATCGCGCTTCGGGGCTGCCACTCTCTCCTCGAAGGCCTCATTACGCATCCTCATGAGGACGACATCCCCACGAGTGACGGAACCACCGGACGCGGGGTTCCCTGTCTGTTGCCCCAGGACCGTCGCGGTTCCTGGAGGCAACGGTGAATCGGGCTCCGTAACGAATTCGAAGCCCTGCGACAATCGTTCACGAACTACGTGGTCCTTGGTGTTCACCCAGCGGTAGTGCCAGCCGGCCTCCGGCTTGGGCACTGCGAGACGATCATTCATCGGCATAGTCAAATACACTCTTCCGGCCAGCGGGCCGGGTTGGGCCAACACCCGTGCTGTATCGGTCCACGTCGGCTTGCGTGAACCCACGGCGCTCCAGCTCCACCAGGTACTCGGCCTCGTTGAGTCCCATCTTCTTAGTGAAGCGGCGGATCTTGTCGTTGAGCTGAAGCTTCGATTGGACAACGGGTTTGGGCTCCGCCCGCGACCCAGGTGTCGGGGCCGCTGCGCCCCCTTTCGCCTTGGGAGGAGCCGCCTTAGCCTTCGGGACTTCAGGCGTAGGATCGAGTGACCTCGTTACGGGGGGAGTAACCGGCTCCTCTGCATCCGGTTCCTCAGCCTCAACAGGTGGCTCCTCCTTCGCGAAGACCCTCTTTGCCGTCTCGGGGTCTTGCTGCGTCTTTACCAGGATGTACACCCGTCGATGAAACCCCCGCTGGATCCGCTGTTCCAAGCTCATCCCTGACTTGGTCTCGGCGACCACCTGCCTATACGTCTTCTCGGGTGTGAGACCGGGGACGGGCCGGTCGTAGTCTGAGACCGTCGCAGCGAACTCATCCTCGTCCAACTTCTCCTGTTGGGAGGCGAGGAGCATCATCGTCCTGTCCACACGGCCCGCAGCGTCTTGCGTGAGCTTGCTACCCGGATCGGAAGGGGGCCT